ACAAACAAGCGGGAAGTGATGCCATTGTGAAAATGGCGATTGAAATCATTTCCCAGCTGGTGCGTCCAGCCTGTTGAATTGCCACCTCGCGCGTGCGGGCGCTGGCTTTATCGTCGTAATCCAGCTTGGCAGTTTGATAATCAATTTTGGCCATTTCAATTTTGAAATTGGCTTCAGTATCTTTAATCCTAGCCAAAACATCTGGCGAACCATTTGTAATTGCCGCTACAAGGCTATCTTCACTAGCGTTCTCATCACCCAGGATAGACTTCCCCAACATGCTTACCGCTGCGCCCGCTAATGGACCACCTAAAGCAGTAGCTAGGGTTGTCGAAACACCTTGCAAAACATCACTTAGCACGGACATTTTTTGCTCCCCCATGAATCACAACACAATTGCGCCAAGGCCGCCACGGCTTGCCAACATTAGCAACGACACGCTCGGCCATCTTAACCGAAATGTTGCGGCGGTCATACTTGGTTTTGTCAAAGTCAACCAGCTCAATAAGACGGCCTTTTCTGAATCCGTAAAACTTCCCGTTATGTTCAACAGCGGTCGTCACAAAACAACCTCCAAAAACGGTCGCCACAAGGTCTTGGAAGGACATCGGCTTACGAACATATGCAAACGACCCTGTTTTCTCTGTAAGGCCTTGTATGAAAGAATTAAGGAACATGAGGAATAATAGGCTAAAATCTATGATGCCCCACCACGGATAATTGATTTGCACGTCGAACAGATAGCCCGATGCCGTGTCCAGCGACCAGAGGATTGCCTTTAAAAAAAGTATTGTGGCAACCACACGCTCCCAAAGCGTTATTAATTTTGGCGATGCAATCCTGTAACCGAGCGCAGCAAATGCTGTTAAAATGCCAAAATAATGCAGCTCTTGCAAATCCCCTAAATGCAGAAGATTAACAAAGCTAGGGGCGCACACGCCAATTAAGGCAATGGTCATCCACATGGGATTAGCTTTTTTTACCGCCTGGCTTTTTACCGCCGTTCATGGTGGTTTTAATTGGCTTAGAAATTGGTTTCTTAGTGCCGCCAGTCATTCGTGACATAGTGCCCCCTATGGTTTAAGTGATTTTACCATTCCGCCAGTAAACTCACCAGCGGTTTTGGCTGCATCTGCACCAGACGCTATAAACAATAGTAACGCAACCCAAAGAATAGTCAAGAACGCCAGCCATGCCAGAGCTACGTTTGCCTTTTGCTCGACTAACCTTAGCCATTTTTGCTGCTCAACTTTATGTTCGTCAAAATCAGTTTTTATTGCAGCGACAGATTCTACAACTTTTTCCAAGCCAAGCACCATTTTTTGGCCAAGCAAAGCCGCTTCAGTTTTTTCTTCTATAGTTTTTTGAGCAAATTTTGTAACGTTTTTAATGCCTTCGTTAAGCGTATCCTCAACAGCCTGCAACCGCGTTACTACCACCGCGACTTGGGTTGCAAGATCTTTAGTCATTGGCCTTATCCCGCTTGGATTGAACGATTCGCGCAACAATGCCAGACACAAGCAAGGTTGATACAGAGATGGTAGCGCCAACAAACAATATGATGCTGCTGTATAAAATGCTTAAGCTGAAAATTCCACCGTTGATAAAGAACAACAGGTCTTGAATTGTGTCGCGTACAATCTTCCAAGTGAGAACTTGCTTTGACCAATCTGCCAGTTTCTTGGCCAGCCCCAACACAACAAGCAATGCAATCGCATAGTACCATGATGCGCCCAGCACCAACGCCAAGCCAGAAAAGAACATCCCCAGAAAAGCATGAGAGAGCTGGTTAGATGCCCAACCGTACCAATCGTTGCCCTGGTCATCTTGCGCCTTCAGGAATTTAACAATGGTGTCGATGGGGCTTGCCATGCTTAAACCTCAAAAGCTGCCAGGAAGAAATCGTCTAGTTGTTGGCTGGTCATGCCAAATGCAAATCCAAACAAGGCCGATACCATCGCATCGTCGCGGGGGATAATGACCATAGATTTTAACGTCAGACGGGCGTTATTAGCGTCCTCTTCGGGAAGTGTTGATAGCACCGCCTCAATACCAGCAGGAATAATTTTGTTTTCCAAAAAGTCAGCCGCTGTGGTGTAGTCCATCAATTGAGAATTTACAGCCGCCAAGGCAAATTGCCGCATGGTCAAAACGACATAGGATGCCTGCAAAGGTTTGGGGTCAAAATCCGCTTCATAAGCCAGCACGTCATCAACAGTGTTTAACGCGGCCAGGTCGGTTTCTGCATTTTCTAAGAATGGGCTTCTAAGCTGGTGCGTCCATTGCAGGTTTGGTTGCAACACTTTGTGGCTATCCGCAACCCTGCTTGCGCCCTCTTTTGCCACCAGGTCGCTGTACTGAAGCAGCGCGTCCCTATCCGCCCTTACAGCTTCCAGCTTATCAATACGCGCCTGTTCCAGCGTGGTCTTGGTAAACACACGTTCTGGCAATGTTTTGCTCCACCCGCTCAAAAACGGCAGGGTGATTGTTTTGGCTGGATAGGTGTAAGATACCCCGTTGCGAATATCATCCGCCTCTTGCTGTGTAATAGGGATTAACCCCTCTGGCCAGTTCGGTAGCCCAATGGCTGCTCCGTCCATATCATCCCAGATTGCATTTTCTGAATTTTTCCAAAGACCCATAATTTGCTCCTATCCTAATTCAGCCCATGTAGAAATTCCGCTTCCTGCGGTAGCAACATAAGTAGCATTCGGCGGAACAATAAACGAAACCGTTATGTATTGACCATTCGTTTGATTGTGTATTAAAACACCGCCAACAGTGACAGTGCTTCCTGTTGTTGCATTCAAATTGACATAAACTAGTTTATACCACGACGATGTATTTGTGTAAGTCGTTCCACTAGTTCTTGTCGGAAGCGTCCAAGCAGTACCTGATGGTGGCAAGAAAAGTTGTGCGCTCGGAACAGTCTGCCCCTGCTGCGCGATACCGTAGCCCTGAATCATGCTAGGCGCGGTTACCCATGTGCCAGCCGTAGCTTGGGTAATAGTAATCATTCCAACCAGCTTATAAGGAACGCCTGTACGGGCAGTTGTGCTATAGAAAACGCCTCCTGCATTGCTAGATGCCGATAATGCGGTGGTGTTTGCAATGCCTTCACTAGCAAACGAACCAATGCCTGTTAAATTAATTATGGCATACTCAACAGTTCCACTTACGTTAATCGCTGCAAGCAACAGGTTTGCCGCTGTACCGTTAGCTGTTCCAAGCGTCGCACCACTTGGCACGGTTAATGACAAGGCTGTCGTGACCATAAGATTGGTTATTGACCCGCTGTCAAGGCTGCTGCTTCTGAACGTAATAGGGGTTGGCTGCAAGGTCGCCGTCAATGCGTTGGCTGCTACCGTTGCGCCGATTTGGAATGATTGCGGATACAGGTTTTGCAGGCCAACAGTAGCCTGGTTTGCCGTCGCGTTTGTGTTGTTCGCGTTGATGCTGTAAGCGGCCAGTTGGCTTAGCTTTGCTGGTGTAACAGCGTTGTTGGCAAGTTTATTCGTGTCAACATGCCCAGCAATAGGAACAGTGTCGAAAGTGATTGCGGTTGTGCCAAGTGTGCCGCCCTGTGTCGCCAGGCTAATGTAGACATGGTTTTTGCGTGCCGCACCTTCAGCGACCGTGATAATCATCCCGACAAAAGATGACCAGGTGTTCGCATCTGTTGCCCTTATCCATGCACCACTGGCCATGAGATATATGCCGTTTTGCGAAGATGTGGTGTTTGTACGCACCAGGATTCTATCGCCGTCCGCGCCGACAACACCATCAATCGTTTGCAATCCCGACAAGGTAACGTTGCCACTGGTTGCCAAGCGGACTACCCGACCAATACCACCATTAGCTGCTTGTGCCGCAACAGACGCAGCCGATGCCGTGGCAGCAGAAGCAGCGGCCGCCGTTGCATTGGCCGCCGCATTGGAAATATCACCCAATGTTGCCCCAGCTTTTAATGCACCAGTTGTCCCATCAAATGCCAAGGTTGCATCGGCAACGGGATTAGCTATAGTTGGATTGGTTACAGGGCTTTGAGCATTGTACTTTAAGGAACGGCCAACACTTTCATCGAGCTGCTGAACAATAGATGTAAGTTTGTCGCCCATGTTCTCAATAGTTTCAGCTGGCAATACTGTTCCTGAATTAAATTCAGCCGTTTGTGTAAATGGAAATAAAGCTCGCAACAAAACATCTTGAGTATTGCTTGGTATTTTGGCAGGATTAGTAATCGTAACAGTCGCATAACCGTTGGCAGCAATACTTACACTATAGTGCGTTACATATGTAAGCGTTTCAATTAACGCAGATGTAGTCCTGTCTAAAATTTCTACAATTAAATTTGTTTCGT